GAACCCATACACCATGCGTTGTAAGAAAACCACACATGGATAAATGTGTAAATTAACAAGACCCAATATGTGACCACAGGGCGCACAGAGGCCGACATACTGGCTACCCATCCACCCGCTGCTTTAACCATCTCAGCTTGCTGTTGAATAGCGCTGTTAAACGCATCCATCACGCCCACATCTACTGCGGCCTCACGCTGTGCGCCAATCTCAGCCAACTTCTGTTGACCGCGCATTTGCTCTAGTTCGCATTGATTCTTGAACATGGCAAGTTCATGCTCACGCTCATTCTTTTTATCAAGCCACTTTAATACTTCAGGGGCAAGGCGAAACACGCCACCAAAGATAGAACCTAACAAACCACCAGATAACATTTCAAACATATTTATTCTCCGCAATGTTTACATTTATGTTCATCGTGCGAAAGTTTTACACCCGCCAACAGTCCGATGAATCCACCAACAATCGTCTGAAAAGCAGGGCTAATCAGTTTAAAGATTTCATGGTTATCAACTTGTTTTGCCCAGAGGCCAAGCATAAACGCTGTGACCATAGCAAGAATAGATATACAAAGAGTGGCACTAACCATCAAAGTAACTGAATAAGTCAATCTGCTTTTAATGTCTTCCATCTTCACTCCTATGCAAATTTATCAAATTGCTTTCTGTCTTTGAACATTTCAAGTTCAACAGAATGTTGTTCTGCCCGTTTGTTGTATAACTCAAGGTCATACGCTTCAACTACATCACGAACTTTCTGCGCTTTTTCTGCCTGTCGTTGTTCAAATTCCAATCTTTCGGCACGTTTTTCAACAGCAATAGCCCTGACATCGTATTCTTTGGGATACACAAACGGATACCATTTGTGCATTTGTATCATTTTTTTTCTCGCTCAAGAGCCTCTTTGTAGCCAGATATAACCAGTCCTCTTAACGCATGACTGTCTGACGTTCCACCCCATTCACTTAAATTGTTCCAGATTACGACAAAGTCGGTACTTTTGCATAAGTTCTGATGTTTTGTAAGCCACTCAGCCATCTTTTCATATCGTTCAGTAGGGTTGTGTATTGACCAAGCAATTGAATAAAACTCACGGACGCTGCATAAATCTTTGCCAGCAGTCTGAAGCGCAAGTATTAAAGCAAATGCAACAAGCCAACGCATTCATTTACTTTGACCATTGATGGCTAAAGTATCCCAAAATTGTTGATAGAGCAGACACAAAAACCATACCCATCCAAAAACCACCGCGGCCTTTGTTTGCCAGTTCAATAAGGGTTTCAAGCTGAGTTTCCATTTTATTGATCTTGGCTTCCATAGATTCGACCTTTTGTCGAAGAACGCCATATTCAACCAAGTCAATTTCAGTCATATCATGCTTTCTGAATGAATGCTAATGAATAGTACAAGGGCAGATTAGTACCGCCAGAACCCGCTACGTTTGACGTAAAGCCTCCAGTATTACCCACAGCATAGGTACTACCAGAACCCACCACAAAGCGGTCACGCAAGTCTGGTGTGCCGTTAGAGCCGTTACACAGGTAATATCCAACAGGGATAGAACCAATAGAGCCAGACCACATGATGATGCCACCAGAGGGAATTGGGTTGGTGCTTGCGGCTGTTCCCAAAATGCCATACAGGTTGTCGTAAGTAGCAATCTGGACAGCGGCTGAGTCTGTCAAGATGAACTTGTATGAGTAACCTTCAGTCAGCCAAATCTCCTGTGGGGGGCGACCATCAGTTCCTAATTGGATTGGGTTGGTGTTGGCAATTGTGCCAGCAGCCGTTGTGTAAGTGGCAAGAGGAGTGCTAGACCCAGCTTGGTAGGTGTAGATATATCCACCATTAAGGGGAATGCCTGTGCTGGTAAAGAATTGGAAACCGTTACCAATGGGTGCAAGATTAACTGCCATGTTATTTTCCTAAGTCTGAAAGTTTAGTGCCAGCGCCAGGCTTTAAAGATTCTTTGGTTTGCTTTGCCGCGGCTCTATTTGCCAAGGCTTCACGGGTCATTGTCCCCAAAGGAATAACACCACCAAAACCAGCCACGTTTGCCGCTTTTTCTAGCCCACCTTTAGCCATCTCTTTTGCACCCGCCACAAATGTATTGGATTGGTTGACGTAGCTTCCACGAGGCTGTGCTTGTGTGTATCTAGCCACATTACCTAAAGCCCTAAGTTGTTGAGCAGTCTCACCGTCAACTAACTCTAACAATCTTGGATCAAGTTGTTTAAGCGCTTTGTTATACCCTGCTTGGCTAAAGTTGCCATTATCATTTATGACACCAGCTTTGTCTTTAAGATAGTTAACCACAGCCGCTGACACGGCTTGATGGCCTTCAGAACCTTTGCCAAGCTGTGCAGTCAACGCTTCCAAATCACGTTTGTTGCCATTGATAATATATTTATTAATAAATTTATCAGGTACTGCATCATTGACCGCGGCTTCATAAGCAGGGTCTTTTTTCAACATATCAAACCTAGCTTTAGCCGCGCTTCTAGCTTCGTTTGCTAAAGGCTTGAGGGCTTCAGCTTCACCAGACAAAGGCAATTCTTCCAATGCTGTTCGAACAATACTAGAGGCGGATTTAGCGTTACCATCGCCTGAACGTTCTGCTTTACGCATTTCTGCCGCCAGATTAGTTCTCATGGCCTCAAAATTTTCAAACGTCATTGTTTCGCCACTTTTGTAGCGTTCTAATTGTTTGGCAATAGCGGGCGGCAGAAAATCTGTTTTAAGGTCTTTTCCCAACATTTTTTCAGCGTTAATGGCAAATTGTTTTCCATCAATAGGAAAGTCACCGCCAGCGGCATCTTTTAGCGCTTTGTATTTAGCAGAAATGTCAGCAGTCCTTGTGTCATCAAGAGCTTTGTAAGCATTAATAACAGTCTCTGCATTTTCAATATGATTTGTGCCATAAACATCAGGGGCGGCTTTGTCCCTAATGGCGTTCATGTTTTCAATCAATTTGCCGTTTTGCTCATTAAAACGATTAGCCAAGTCAGGGTTTTTGCCCCTCATGTTCATTTCGTCAGAAAGCAAATTTATATCTTGAGTAGCTTGACCACGGGTTAAACGCACAGGCACAGGCAACGTATCAGCCTCAACATGACGCTCAAGGGCTGGCATATTAATCTGATTAACAGGTGTGGACTTTATTTCGTTTTGCAATTCAGGACTAGCTTTAGCAAGCATTGCATTAACAGCCGCTTGATCAGTTGTCGCAGCAGCACCAGCACTTTGCAAACCACCCTTGGCTTGAAATTGTTTTTGCAAATCAAGTTCAGCAGCCGCAGATTTAAATCCTCTACCTATTTTTGGCGCAACCGCGCCACCCGCCATCAAACTAGCATTGATAGCGTTTTCAACGTCAGCAACAGGAACGCCAAATTTTTGTGCTATTGACTGTGCGCCTTCGCCAATGTTTTGACCAATGTATTCCATGATCTTAGTTGGCAACGCTTGACGATAACCTTCTGTTTGAGACAAGCCAGTCATGCGCCCAACAGGCTCGGCAAGTGCGCCAGCAAGTTTTTGTGAGGCTTCTGTAGCTTGTTCAGGTGATAAACCAAAAAGGCGTCCAGCACCATAACCAACCGTTCCCGCAATAGCGGATGGCGCACCAGCAACCACATCGGCTGTTGAAGCCAATAAGCCTGGCAAATTCTTTCTGCTTTGTTGGAACTGATTGGCTAAATCAATAGCTACATTTCCGCTTGATGCCATTGGGCCACGGGTTGATTGTGCTTCAGCCGCTGCTTTAGCTTCAGGATTAAATCCTGCGTACGACCCACGACCGCCACCAGCAGAACTTGTCTGCATAGGTTGTGTTGTTTGCTTACCAAGAATCATTGCCCCTAATTCATCTTCAGGGGCTTGTTGTTGGGCTGTGCCTTGCATGACCTTGCCAACATACGCTGACGGGTCTTTAGTAACAAAGCCACCATATTGGGCTAATGCTTTATTGACATCGCCACCGTTGCGTTGCACCAATTGCTCAAGATATGTTTTGGCTGCGCCACGGGCTTCTTGTTCGTCAAAGGGGTTAAATTTAATCCCTTGCTTATGAAGCATTTGGACAGTATCAGGCATGAACTGATACGCGCCCATAGCCTTAGTTTGTTTGTTAATAGCAAAAGGGTCTTTGCCACTTTCAACACGCTTCAAACTATCTAATAATTGGTCAGAAATGACAGAAGATTTGGATTCTGGCTTTTTCCCTAAGATAAGTTCGCCAAGTTCATCCATCACAAACCTCCAGTTTCAGTCAATTTCTTGATGTTCTGATACTTATTGTAGAACTCTTGACGCTTTTTGGGGTCATTGCCAAGCAATTTTTCAATCTCAAATTTGCGTTGAGTTGGGTCAGTTATGTCACGATAAATGTTCATAACTTCAAAAATCTTACTGTCGGCATTGGCATTCCACAATTGCTTGTAAGAATTCATGTTGTTATCACCAAACTGTTGTGCAAACTTTTGTGCGCCATTAGCTTGCATATCAATATTGGTTTGATCAGCTTGAACTCTACGGGCAATCTTGGTCAACACTTCTGGAGGAACTTTGATTGTGCCATTTGCAACAGCTTGCATATCAAGACCAGCGACCGTGTTGCCTAGACCGCCCATTGCTTTAGTGTTTGATAATGCCATGTTAGCCAAATCTTTAGCCAACATATCATATTGTTCGCTACCAATAGCCATTCGGATTTTTTGCTCAACTTGACCAGGTATGCCACCTTTGGCAAAGTAAAGTTCATTTCCAATTTTATTGGCTTGTTGGATAACCTCTTCGGTATTTCTACGAGCTTGTGTTAAACCACCTTGAGCCTCAACCAAACGGTTGCGGTATTCTTGACCAGCGGTTTGATCTGCTGCTTCTGTAGGCTCTGGCGTGTAGGGCTGTGATGCGCTTCGAACTGGATAGCGCATTTGCATATTGCCCAACGTGGGTTTTTCACCCATACCACCGCCAGCTTGTTGTGGGGTGTTTTGCAAACCACCAGCAACACCAAAAGTAGCAGTAGGCGTTTGACCTGGAATATTGGATGTTGTAACAGTTTGACCAGATGGCGTGACTTGAAGTTTCTGACCACTAATTTCTTGTGTGGTAGTTGGTGACAACATACCAAGAGCAATCTTGCCAGCCACTTTAGGAAGCATGGCAGGGTCTTTAATTAAATCAATTGAATTTTTATAAGTCTCGGCAATTTTTCTAATATGCTTTGAATCATATTGACTTGCAATTTCATCAAATGCTTTTTTGTATTCTTCTGGATCAGTTACTTTACCATTGGCTTTTTCTAGCAAAGTAGCACCAAAAATTCCACGTTCTTGAGTGGTCAATTGATTTCTTGCACCAATTAAATCAGTTTGTGATTTAGCCAATTTAGTCAAGTCATCAGCATATTTTGAACCTGTCATTGGGGCAAGGCTGAAAACTGCTTTGTTGATTTTCTCTTGGTCTACTTCACCATTAGTCTGAAAATTATTAGGGTCTGCCATGAACTTTTGCATAGCAAGACGTTCTTGATTTGCTTGTTGCAAAGTCTGATTCTCAATTTGCGCTTTTTGCAAAGCCAAAGGATTCATCTGCTGTGCTTGTTGGAACTGTTGCATTCCACCGAGCATATTTACCATTTCCCCAAGGGTTTGACCTTGAGGCTTTGGGTAATTTACATTAAATGATAGGTCAGCCATGATTTATCCTTATGTCGCTTTGATCATTGAACCAAGAAGTGCCGCATTACCAAGGTTGCTCAAAGCACTAGAAGTGTTTGCGCCACTTGCCACAGCGTTTCCTGCCAACGCACCACCTATGCCAGCTGCTAAACCCGCTGTATTTAAACCATATTGATTTGCAGCGTTGATGCCTTGACCAGCGGATGTTGTAAGGTTGCCACCATAGTTTGATGACAGACCAGCCATGTTAGAACCATAAGTATTGCCAAGACCAGCCAGTTGACCAGCAGATGTTCCACCAATTTGAGCCATACCAGCCAAGCTGTTGTAAATGTTATTACGTTGGGTGTTGTAGTTGTTAAACGCTTGCTGATAAGCATTACCAGCATAGTCTTGCGTATAGCGTTGCAGACCTTGCAAAGCATTACCACCCAATGCACCACCACCCATGTTGCCAGCACGTTGGTTAGCCATCTGGCCTTGTGCCAATTGGAATGCGTAGTTAGGGGCAAGATTAGTGTTTAAATCATTTACATCAAATTGATGGGAAAAGTAAGGTTGATTTGCAAGTAAACCTTGAGAGCCCGCACGACCAATGTCTTGATATGGCTGTTGATAACCTACTTGTTGGTTATACAAATTCTGCAAATTGCCAGTCGTATTTGCATAAATGTTGCCTAAATCTGTACGGTTGGCGGCATTTAAGTTTTGTGCATTTGCATAGGCTTGCGCAAGGTTGCCTTGTGCTTGAGTGCCATATTGGTTAATCAAATCTCTAGCTTGAGATATACCCGCTTGATTAGCCGCCGCACCAGCCAAACCGCCTAATGTGTTTAAACCTAGACCAGTTCCTGTGCTTAACAAATTGCCTGTGTTATTGCCAGCACCGCCCATGTCGCCAGTACCGCCTAGAACGCTACCGCCCAAATCTGTTCCTGCACCACCGCCAGTAACCAAACCTGTGCCGCCAGTACCAACGCCTGCGCCTGTTCCTAAAAGGGTAGAACCTAAGTCAGAACCAGATAAAACGCCACTTCCAACAAGTCCAGTACCCAAACCAGTACCAACTAAACCAGTACCTAAATCAAGACTGCCAAGACCAGTAGCGCCAGCACCCGCAGTTCCTAATCCTACATTGGTTGTTCCAAGGCCAAGACTTCCAAGTCCAGTTGCGCCAAGGTTAGTGCCTAATTCACCTAGTGTGCCACCGCCAATAGTTGAAGTGGTTAAACCTTGACCACCGCCCATAGAAGCTAAATTAGCGGCATCAGCAGTTCCAAAGCCAAGTCCTGACCCTCCTGCCGTGATTCCTGTGCCAGCACCCATGCCAGCAACATCAGTTGCCGCACCTAGCTCACCTAGTGAGCCTAGTGATGTACCAAGTTCTCCGCCTAAAAAGGCATCAGCGCCACCACTTAGTAGTGCATCGCCCAAAGTACCCGCTGCGACATCACCTAATGCGGCTTCTCCAAGACCACCTAATGCGGCCTCGCCAAGCCCACCGACAACCGCATCCGCAACAGCGGATTCAGCGACAGAACCGATAATAGCATCAATAACAGCAGCAAAGCCCATAATTTACCCCAAAACTATTGAATAGGTTTTTTCAAAATAACGACCACCTAATCTTTCAACTAAATGCCCATAGTCCAGAAACGGCTTCATGTGGAACGTAATCCTTTGTGGCGACCGCTTCTTTATTTCCTCGGTTGTCCATTTTAAGAACTTATATCCAAACATACCTTTTCTATATTCAGGGTGAATGTAGAGAATGTCAGAACTAGCCGTGACGCTCTTTTTATAGTGCAAATGGTTAATCACCACCCACAAGCTATAACCAACCAATTTGCCATCGTCTCGTGCTGTATGTATTTCCAAAATCTTGGCGTTTTCTAGAGTTTGATACCGTTCAAAGTCGGGGTCAAGTTCTATAACATCAGTACGTTCTGCAAGTTCTTCATAATGCTCTTTAAAAAGAACCATTGCATCATTTGCAAATGTTGAAATTAGTTCTTTTTGAAAAGTTATCATGGGTTGTAATAAGGAACTTTATAAGGTTGACCGTTTACTGTGACATTGATAAACCCAACAGGATTGCTGGGCAAAGTACCAGAACCAGCAGTTGCCGTAGTTGCACTACTGAAGTTTAACAAATTAAGAAAGAATTGTTGCCAACTTCTTGTCGGTCTTTGCGTATTTGCATCCAAAAACGCAGATTGCGGATAAGGATTAACTTGCTGAGTGGTTGAAAGTCCAGAAGTAGCCATCAGTTTTCCGCCCCTTGCATCTTCAAGTTTGCTGAAATAATCACAAAATTGACTGGATCACTTACCGAAACTTCAAAAATCCGATCACGAGCCATGCCCAATCTGCGCCAGATGGCACGATTCTTGTACTTGCCAAGTTGACCAACGCTGACCCAATATTCATTTGACCAAGTTGAGCCACCATCATTTGACCACCGCAACATTGCCTGTGGGTTATCTGTAGTGACAAAACTAATGGATTGTTGAGTCGCCAAAATATAGGTTTTTTCAGCCTCAATATCCAATTCGGCACTAGGTGTAATTGTATATGTATTACCTAAATATACGGTGTTTGAACTCGTAACTTGGGCAGGGCCAGACAAGCCAGTAGTCCCCACACCAGGCTGAAACTGAATCTGCAATTCGTCAAAGTATTGACGCTGGAACTCAGTCACCAAATGTGGCGCTCTACGCAATCTGCGGACATTTTGACCGTCATCTGTATAGTTCTTTTTGTCCAATTCGTACAGCTTGCCGTTTTCATAGTCACCAACAATGACTAGACCTTGGAAAGTTGCACAGCAGTTGCCACGGTGACGCTGATAAACATTTTTATCTGTTGTGTAAAGCCATTTGTGCCACATCTGAGTGGTAATGTCATAAGCCCATGTCAGTTGCAACGATGGGAATGTGACAACAAAGACCTCATGGCCCTCTAGCTGATAAGTCCACGAAATTGCATCGCCAACATATTGGTTTGCCAAAGAATTCTCAACGGCATGGGTAGAAATCCTCTGTGGGATATACCCTTGCATTTGCATGATCTGGGCTTGACCACGATTGTTGCGGGAAACGTAAGCAAAAGAGTTGCCCAAGCGTGCCACAGAAAATGGCGCTGCGATACCGTGTTGAGTCGATGTGCCAGGAATTCGTTGGAATGGGAAAGGCACAGCACCCACATCCGTCCAGACTTCTGACGAAATCTCACCCATCAAATAGACTTCGCGGTGATCAACAATCAAAGCCACCAAATCATCTGGTGCGCCATCTTTTAGCGAATAGCTAGTATTAGGCGAAATAGGCGACAAAAGGTCGGTAGAACCCCATTGCTGAGTCGTTGGGTTGTTATAGACAATATAGTTGTCAATCACATCAACCGTGTTTGCACCGCTAAACGCACCATCTGTAGATGGTAAAACTGAGAAGTTCAGACCGTACATGGTCACGCCAACAGCAACGGTGCTAGAAGTGCTTAGTGTGTATGTTCCTGTGCCACCAGTACCAGTTCCTAAAGCCGTGATGATCGTGCCAAGGGTAACACCAGCGCCTTGAACGGTCTGACCAACGTGCAAAGAACCTGACGTTACGGCAGAAACTGTCATCACAGTCCCCGCAATAGTTGCCGTAACAACCGCACCAACATTTGCTGAATTAAGACTTCTAGACGTTACTGTTTGGCTTCTGTTGATCGTGTAAGTACCAGCACCGCCAGTTCCTGATCCAAGACCAGTAATTACGGTCTCAGCCAAAACACCAACACCGTATAAAGATTGTCCAACAGCAATAGTGCCACTAGACACGCTTGTCACGGTCAAAGTTGTGCCGCTGGTTGAGCCAGTAAACACGGCTGTTGCAGGGCTTGAGATATACCATGTGTAACGATAAGCACCGTCAACAATATAGACGTTGACACCGTTATCTGTGATGCGGACTATTCCTGTACTGGAATTAAGTAAGCCAATAACAGAGGGGACAAGGTTGGCTGTCAGGGCGTAAACATAAGGCCCACAAACCGCGATCAGTTGCTCACCACCAGAAACAGAATGAAGCCCACGCACTTCTTGTTGGTTTGGCAATACTGCCTTAACCGTAAGTCCTGGCGTTGGGTAAAGCGCAATTACACCGCGTTCACCAGGCTGCTTAGTAGGATCAACTTCAGGAAAGAAATTGATGCACTCTTGCGCATCTTGATAAATGCTTGGCGCTTCATAAGCTGATCCGACAAATGCGAAATCTGGCATATCAGCCCCTTAAATAAAGCCGCCAGACAAAATCCAACCCGCATCTTTTGCCTTGTTAACCAACAAAGCGTCAGGGTAACGTGCAGTCTGCAATGGCGACATATTGGTGCGTTTCAGCGTAGCTTTGGCCTGACCAGCAAAGGTCTGAATCATCGCTATTTGCGTTTGTGAGGCCTTGCCATACATGGGCATCAAACGCTCTGCCAAACACCATCTGAGGCACATTGCGTAGCCTTGTGGGAGGTTTATGTCCTCATACATTGAGTCATAACGGCTAAACAAGGTATTGGCAAACAAGTGCATCTCACCTTGCGATGGGCTAGGCCAAATGAAAAGGTTGCCTGAATCAGAGCCTGGGTTAAAGTAAACCGCTTTAGGCCAAGGGCCGTTCAGCGTCTTCAAACCAATCATTTCGTAGTCTTGCAATGCCAAAATTGACATTGGGTAGTCCAAACCACCGCCTGTAATGGGCTGACCGTTAGATGTAGTATTTACCCTAACAAACGCAGAATCAAGACTTAAAGGCTTTTGGTAGTAACCAGTAATTGTTGTGGAGGCTACAGTCTGCGATATATTGACTTGGTATGTACCAACTTCATTGATGTTGCCACCAGCGCCAGTCAACAGTTGGGTAATCTTTGTGCCAGCCGTGATGCCTGTGCCACTCAAAGTCTGACCTTGAGCCAAAGCACCAGAGTTGATGCCAGTCACGGTCAAAATGTTGCCAGAAATTGAGCCTATAAAAGACGCACCAATAAAGTTCTGGGTCGATGGGTTAGGGCCAATCGTGTATTGGGTCTGTCCAGCAATAACGGGGCAAATGATTTCTGTGACATTGAAAACCATCATGTTTTCGTTTGACCATTGGTCAATCATGTCATTCATCATCTCAAACGCATCTTTTGCTGCGTCTGGAGTAGGAGTTTCACCAGCTTCCAATGCACCAATGTCTTTTAGCGCTCTGCTAATAATTTCATAAGGCACAGCCATAGTGATTCCTTAACTTAATCTAAATGTGGGCGGCTTCCACGGCAAGGCAATTTCTTGCTGTTTTTTGACTGATTCAAGCTGCTCAAGTAGTCTTGATTTTATGCTACTTACACCATCTTGGGTAGTGCCTTCATCAATCCAATTTGCCACCATTTGCTCGGTAACTTGGGATGTTGGGATTGTCGCCTTTTCAGGGTCAAAGTCCCAATATCCTTCAGTCTCAATTGTCAGATCATCTTCAATCAAAGAAACAAGGTACTTAGCCTGAATAATGGCTTTCTCGTCACCCTTTAATTCGGAGATTTTCCAAACAAATCTCATGTGTTCACCGTTTGATAGTCATTAGAAACACCACCATGTTTTTTAATAATGTTAAAAATTCGTGTGTTGTCCTCAAGCGCCATTAACTCGTGCGGCTCACCAGCACGAAAATCAAGTAATTGACCAGCTATAGCTTCTTTTTCCCAATCGTGAGAATACGCTTTTAATTTCCCACGAGCAACAATCGTGATGTGCGCTGAGCTTTCATCGTGATTATGTTTTGGTAAAACATCGCCAACTTTTTCAAAGTCATACATTGAACCTTGAATGTCCCCAAGACTTTCGAGTTGCTTAACCAATAACATTTGGTTGACTTCCTGAAGCCGAAGTAGAAATTACAGTTCCGTCAGGTCTAATTAACGGGACACGAGGTATGTTTGGATTAACAGGGTCAACTAAAATCCATGCGTTTAATTGAGCAAGATAGTCAATCCATGCTTGTTTTGCTGTATCGCTTGGCGCATTGTCGGCATTTTGTTGTGCAATTCCTTTCATATACTCAATAGAAGCATTAGCACCATTAAATAAATCTTGACGTTTTTGCGTTTCTTCTTCATCAGTCATTGGTCGGACAGACCACACATCTTTGACAACCCCGTCAACCCATGTGTATGTGGATTCAGCAACTTCAAATGTTGTTGGCGTAACATTTTGTTCAACACGTTCAAAACGTGCAAATTCAGGCGGCAAATTATCAACATCTACATCAGGATAAGCCTGAATAAAGTTGTCTCCTAAAATAGGATGTTCAAAAGGTTGACCGTCAACGATACGAATAAATAATTCCATTACAAGTTACCTGTGTTTGTTGATGGATAGCTGCGGGTTGTGCCTGGATATATGATCCTAACAATACCACCTCGGCCTGCACCGCCTGGATATTCGGTATAACTACAACAACCCAAAAATAAATACCCACCGCCACCACCGCCACCGCCATAAGAGCCACCAATACCTCCACTAGAAGTGTTGCCTTGGTTGCCGGGGCCGCCTGAAGAGCCACCACCACCACCACCACCTCCCGCAATAGATGTTGGCTGTGCGCCGCCAGCTCCACTAGAGCCTTGACCATACATAAATACACCACCACCACCGCCAGCACTACGCGCTAAACCTGCAAATTCTTGCTGACCGCCGCCGCCGCCGCCGCCTCCGTTTGTTCCCGCTGTGCCCGGAGCTGCGTAAACTCCTCCTCTGCCAGAACCAGAAGTACCGCCTCCGTTATATCCTCCAGCGCCACCACCACCATATGCGCCATCACCGCCATAACCACCGCCATCTCCAACATAATCCCCGCCGTTACCACCGCTACCGCCTTTTGTTCCGTAGCCACCCCTTACGGTAGAAACTGAAACAAAATATGAATTTGCGCCATTTGTGTTTGTGTTTAATCCACCGCTACCGCCAGCGCCAACAACAACCGTATAAGAATTTCCAGGAGTTACTGTGTAATTATTTTTGTAACCTAAGCCACCACCACCGCCACCGCTAGGAAACCCCGGAAAATAACCATTACCACCTCCACCTCCACCAATAGCTACAACAGAAACAGATGTAACTCCAGCAGGTGCAACCCATGAGTAAGTACCCGCAACTGGAAAGTCAGCTTGACCTGGCGGTGTGCCAAAAGACCTAAGATTTTGATAAACAGCTTGTAGTGCGCCACTCATGTCAAACCACTCCCAGAAATCATCCAAGTAGTTGTGTCAACTTTAATTGCAGTAGCTGAACCATATTGAGCCAATGTTCTCGTGCCAGTCGTACCAGCACTTGAAAGATACATAGTGTCAGTAGTAATTGCAATGCTAATTGAAGTTGAAGAAAGATTTATAAATGTGATGGCTGTACCAATTGCATAAGCAACAGAACTATTGGCTGGAATTGTGTAAGTTGCCGCACCAGCTCCAGAAGCATGATAAATGTGTTTACCAGAATCAGCCAACACCATTGTGTAACTGCCAGTTTGCGCATTTTGTGGAATATTTCTGAAACCAAGGCTGTTTGTGCCATCGGCTGTGCAATTGCTCAAATTTCCTGAAGTGGGAGTTCCCAAAACTGGCGTTGTAAATGATGGGCTTGTTGCCAAAGCCACCACAGTTCCACTTCCAGTTGTGGAATAACTTGTTCCCCATGCAGAACCAGTTGAATTTGCAATACCAGAAGCAGGGTATGTTTGGCTTGAAGAAGCAAAACTTAGCGTTCCGCTACCATTGGTCTGGAGGAATTGACCGTTTGTGCCATCAGCAGCGGGTAAGGTAAAACTTGTGGTTAAAGCGGTGTTAGGGCCAACCAAGTTGACCGCACCGCCTAGTGTCGCTTGAAAAGTTAACTGTCCCATAATGTTTCCTTACGCTGCAATGATTAGCTGAGAGGCGGTTAAAGCGCCTGTGCTTGGGTTGTATTTAAGTTTAGTCGAACTGACGTATTCTGTGGTCAAGTTTCCTGTGGTCACACTAGCAAACAAAGGATAACGTGTTGCATTGGTTGTTGTGTCATCAGTCACAGTCGCATAAGCCGTTGGCGTTGCCCATGTGGGTGCGCTAGAACCATTGGAAGTCAAAACTTGACCAGATGTGCCAGCCGCAGTAAATGCGTAAGCCGTTCCAGTACCGTAAGCTACAGTTCCAGCGGTCGGTGTTGCCGTGCCATTTGTGCCGCCACGATTGATCGCGATGGTTGAACCATTCCATGTGGCAGAAGTAATTGAGCCAGGGTAATCAAATGTATTGGTTGACCAAGAAACATTAGATGGAGTTTGGTCGTGTCTGTCCCATGTTCCCGCTGAAGTGGCATTGTCTAACAAAACAACAGTTGTATAACCACCAGACGGCACAGAAACAATTAACGAGCCAGATGCGTTATTTACAGTTATTGCGCCACTAGATTGGTTATTGTTAAACGTAAATATTGGGCCTTTTGGCAAAGTAGTCGCATTAGGCAGTTGGAATGTTTGACCACCAGAGCCTGTAACGACATAAACAGGCGTTGAAGAAGCGGTCAAAGTAGTTGTTGTGCCAGCCGCTGCAACAGATGTAAAACCAGCAAAAAATGCGTTTCCTGTAATGTTTGAGTTGGAATCACGCAAAACAACAGAACTTGCACCACTTGATGCCGTTACGCCTGTACCGCCATTAGCAACAGCCAATGTGCCAGCCAAGGTCACAGCGCCTGTTGTGGCAGTTGCTGGTGTTAAACCAGTTGAGCCGCCACTAAATGATGAAACAACATTGCTCAAACTTGACCAAGTTGGTACGCCACCACTTAAAGTCAAATATTGACCATTTGTGCCAGCCGCCAAGAATGTCGTTGCGCCAACACCAGATTGGTAAGGAAGTGAGCCAGAAGCACCGCCAGAAAGGTTTGTAGCGGTCGTTGCTGACCCTGCGCTACCGCCAATAGACAAACCGCTTGCAGTACCCGTTAAACCCGTTCCAGCGCCATTAAATGTGGTTGCTGTGATGGTTGTGCCAGTAATTGCACCCGCTGTCGTGCCGCCAATCGTGACACCATTTAATGTACCCCCAGTAATTGCCACACTCGTAGCATTTTGGGTTGACATTGTTCCCAAGCCTGAGACTTGAGTGTTTGCAATCGCAATATCTGTTGCCGCCAAAACAGTCAGTTGACCTTGTGCGTTGACCGTAGCTGTCAGGGTCTTAGAAGCAGAGCCGTAAGCGCCAGCAGAAACACCTGTATTGGTGATGCTGAACTGATATGAACTTAGGGTCAGACCTGTGCCAGCGGTATATGTTGCCGCTACAGAAAAGTTTGACCAGTTAACGGCAGTTGTGCCAAGAGTTCCACCAGGTTGTGCTGCGCAATACCATGCAGAACCCGCCAAAGTGCTTCCAGACTCAACAAACACCAAAGCTGAAATTAAATCTGTCCATACATCTGCATCAGCGGATCGTGTCCAAGCTGTTGCAGAAGCCAAATAAATGCCGTTTTGTGATGCTGTGCCTTGGTTTTTAACCAAAACTCGATCACCAGCCACAACCGTGATGCCATCAAGCGTTTGTAAGCCTGACAGCGTGATGTTTGCAGTTGTAGCGCATAGGACTGGTTGTTTCCAAGAAATACCAGCCGCAAAATATTCTAAATAGGTCTTGTTGACCACATCTGTGCCATTTACAGGGGCTGTTGAGACTGTAGCAGTCGTAAAAGCCGCAGATGATGGCGTAGTCGCACCAATAGTCGTGCTATTGATGGTACTTGATGTAATGTTTAAGCCTGATTGGCTTGGGTTTACAGAAGCATAAAATGGCTGACCCTGCCCAATAAACGTGTTGAACGTGTTGTCAACATTAAACAATGCCTGTACGGGCAGAATGTTTTGAATTGTAGATTGTGCAGGATCAGACATAGCGCCTCTTAAGATTGATCAGCGGTAGCAGTCACATAAACGATGGATGGGCCAGCAGCCGATCCGATCAAACGGACGTAAAAAGGCGTTGTAGGCACAGCCAAGACAATTGGAGTTGTCATAGATGCTGGCAATACAAAATCGCCTGTAGTAGAACCGCTAACTGGAAACACAGCAGCGCCCATGTTGACATCACCAGTTTTCACAGCAACAGGAACTGATCCTGTATTCAGAAAGGAGGCGTAGTTAACTTGGTCGTTTGTGTTGTCATCAATTGGTATAGCGATTGTGGAGGTTGCCGTCACCGAAATGGCGGTTGTAACTCCAGCGGTGCGAACTACTGATGTATTAGCCATGATTAGACAACATTAGCAGGGATAGGTGAATCTTCGCAAGACTTCACGGTGATCAACATTGTGGCCGCGGCTTGAGTCACAGAAGAGCCTGTCAAGTTAAACAAACGAACAGTAACTTGGTTATCTGTGTTTGTGTAAACATTGCCAATACCAGTTCCAACAGTCATTGCGGCATCAATTTGTGCTTGAACAAAGTCTGAGGCTTTAACACCAGGAACAGAAATGTTCACTTCTGTGGTTGTTGTGGAAAAAGTTGTGCTTGGGAAAGTCACTTGCACAATGGTTTGTGCCAAGACGTTTCCACGGGAAATTGTCGTTTTTGACATGATGATTCCTTTTCAAGAATAGTTAAATTGTAACGCTAAATAAAGAAAAAGCCACCCCTTTGACAGAGTGGCTTTGTTCTGT